ATTCCACTAGCTCAGGTAATTAGCGACTTGCAGACTTTGCCAGAACACGAAGCCAGACGCTACAGGCTAAACCAATTCATTAGCGGTTCTGCTGCTAGTTGGTTGCCTAGTGCAGTGTTTAGAAAAGCAGGCGGTCAAGGTGTCGAGGAAATGAAGGGTGCAGTGTTTGCAGTAGATGTTAGTCGCAACTGGGAACATGCCACCATAGCGGTTGCAAACTCTAAAGACGGCAAGCAGCAGACGGAGCTAGTCCAGACTTTTGTCAACCCAACTGAAGACCAAATCTTTACGCGCCTAACGGAGCTATTTGCAGAACACGCGCCCAGGGCAATTGCGCTAGATGATAGACAGCTAACTAACATTGGCAAGCGGCTAAAGTCCGTAGGCATTCCAACTTGGCAGCTTTGGACTAAGGAAGTAACGGCAGCTTGCTCGGCAGTGTACGCCCTATTTTCAACCGAGATGGTCACACACAATAATGATCCGTTGCTAATTATGCAATCGCCTAACGGAGTGACTAAGTACACCGGAGAGAATTGGCTAATCTCTAGGAAAGAATCACTCGGTGAGATAGATGCTTTGCTCGCGACTATTTTCGCTTTGTATGTAAGTTCGCGCGCCCAACACGCGCAAATCGGTGTATTCTAAATTACACTAATGTAATTAGGATAGGTGCATGGCAACACTATGGCAAAGAATCACAAACGCGCCTATGCAGAAGCGCGCTAAACAGCCCACTATCCCAACGCGCTCAGATGCTACGGTTACAGCAGATACAGCCCTAAGCCTTACGGCAGTCTATCGCTCGGTGCAGATCATAGCTACGCCAATCTCCAAAATGCCAATCGAGACTTACCGCTATGCAACTGGAATGGATTTCAGAATTGAAAGCCCGGTGCTAGTCAATAAGCCAGACATAAATAGCAACAGGCGCGACTTTTTATTTCAGACAGTTACAAGTCTTGCGCTAGAAGGTAACGCCTTCTGGCATAAATCCTTTTCAAGTAATGGGCAGGTCAATAGCTTGACCCTTCTTCCGGCTTCTGCGGTGTCTGTCGCTTATGTAAACGATCAGGATTTAGCCCAGGGTGTTTACTACAGCTACGAAGGAGTTAGCTATAGCGCAAACGAAATGGAGCAGCTAAAGCTTTTTAGCAAGTCCGGCGATCTCCGAGGCGTTAGCCCTATCTACTCATGTCGGAAAGACATCTCGGCGGCGCTAGACCTACGCGACTATGCAAAGAACTGGTTCAACCAAGCAGGAGTGCCGACAGGTATCCTAAAGACCGGGCAGCAGGTAAACAAAGATCAAGCCGACACGATTACCGACAATTGGCACAACAAGCAGCAGAACAGACAAATTGCAGTTCTTGGCAACGGGTTCGATTATCAGGCAATTTCTTTATCTCCGCGTGAGGCGCTATTCACTGACACAGTGGAGCAATCTACGGTAAACATAGCCAGACTATTCGGCATTCCTTCTAGGCTGCTTTTGTCTACAGTTCCTGGCGGCTCAGACACTTATTCAAATTTGCAAGACGAGAACGCCATCTTTTTTCGCCACACACTAATGGGCTACACCGACGCAATAACAGACGCGCTAAGCAACTGTTTACCTCGCGGCACTAGGGTCGAGTTCGACTATCAACATCTCTTCCGCGCCGACGTTGCCACACGTTACAACTACTATTCAACCGCTATCGCTGCTGGGATTTTGACAGCAGAAGAAGTCAGAGAAAGAGAAGGACTAAATGCCTGAAATTGAAATTAGAGAAGCAGACTTAAATCTAGACGAGTCTCAGGAAAGAACTATTACTGGGCTAGCTGTTCCTTATAATCAGGAAGCAGACATCGGCGGCGGCATAACTGAGCGTTTTGCTCCTGGCGCTATCGACTCGGTGGAAGACGTCAAACTATTTTACGGACACGATGAACCAATCGGCAAAGTTATCTCAGGCAGAGAAACAGAAGCAGGCTATGAGATCACTGCAAAAGTAAGTTCAACATTACGGGGGGAAGAAATTCTTACCCTAATGCGTGATGGCGTACTAAATAAATTCTCAGTTGGCTTCATGCCTATCGAACAGGATAGAGATGGCTCACTGATTACTCGGACACTGGTAGACCTTAAAGAAGTCTCCGTAGTTCCGTTTCCGGCTTTCGCTGGTGCAAACATAACCGAGGTTAGAGAAGATCAGAAAGATTCTGAGGCTATCGAAACCCAAACAGAAGAAAGAAAATCTATGTCAGAAAACATTGAACTAGACGTTCGTTCTGTGCAAGACGAAATGGCTGAATTGCGCCGGGTAGTCGAAGCAGGACTTACAGCAGCAACACCTAAAGTAGCAGGCTCAGAAATCCGCTCACAAGGAGAGTTTGCTAAGAAACTCCTAATCGGTGATGCCGGAGCTATTGAGCTTGCTCGCGCAGCTTCTACTAGCGCAAACACCGTAACAACTGCCGCTTTTGTCGGTCAGATTAACAACCTAATCGACAATAACCGCCCGGCGCTATCTGCCTTCTCTAGAGCAGCACTTCCGGGAACTGGTCTTGCAGTCGAGTACGCGTCAGTAACTGCTAACACTTTGGTAGTCGGAGAGCAAGACCCAGAGAATGAGGCTCTTTCTTTCGGTAACTTGACAATCGCTAACACTTCTGCTCCCGTCAAGACTTATGGCGGTTACACAAGCTTCTCTAAGCAGACAATTGAGCGTTCAACGGTTGATTACCTAAACACCGTATTCCAGGCGCTAACTATTGCTTATGCAAACGCTTCTAACGCTGCGTTTGTTGCACACGTCGAAGCCCTAGTTATGACCGGGAAAATCTTTGACATCTCGGCAGGAACTCTAGCGGCACTAATCGGTGGTATCACTGATGGCGCTTCTAAGATTTTCGAGGGAACTGGTCTACGACCTGAAGCTATTGTTACCTCCACTGAGGGCTACAAGTTCCTAATGACAATCGTAGGCTCAGACGGCAGACCAGTAGTGCTACAAGACGGTCAGGGCGTCAACAACGTTGGAACTGCTAACCTTCCGGGACTATCGGGCAACCTTCTAGGAATGCCAGTAATCGTAGATCCAGCTATGACCGCTAACAAGGTATACATGGCTAACAGCCGCGCAATTCAGTCCTTCGAGTCTGCAGGCGCTCCAGTACGTCTAACCGATGGTGACATCACTACGCTTACAGATTCAGTTAGCGTCTACGGCTACTTGGCGATTACTACACCATTCGCCGGGGCAATCGTAGAACTAGACATCGTAGCCTAAGGAAATCTGAATGACAACGGTAGTAACGCTGGCAGAACTGCAAGCCTATGTAGGTACAGATGAAACAGGTAGTTTTATACAATCCTGCCTAGATTCTGGCACTGCTCAGGTTGGCAACTATGTCGGCGTTATTACTGCTGTCCCAGATCAGATACACAGACAGGCAACGCTTATCTGTTCCTCAGAGCTATTTCACAGGCGTTCAGCGCCTAATGGAGTGGCGCAATTCGCTAGCTTAGATGGAACACCCGTAAGAGTCGCTAAAGACCCTATGGGGGCTGTCTATCCGCTGCTATTGCCTTATGTTGGTTTCGCAGTATGACTAACGAAATTACTATTTCCAAGGCAGAGCTAAAGCTTGACCTAGAGGAAGCCGGGATTAGAGTTCTTGATTATGTACCGGAGCGTATAACGCCGCCAATAGTGATTATGAGTTCTGCTAGCCCTTACCTGACACCCAGCACTTTAGGCACTCAGTACGACCTAAATCTAGAGCTAGTAGTTATAGCTTCTACTGCAACCAATAAGCAAGCAACTGAAAATCTAGATCAGGCAATACATAACGTGCTAACTGCTATGCCTAGATACGCTCGAGTGATTCGAGTAAATGAGCCTTACAATCTACAAACTAACAACGCCGAATACCTATCGGCTAACATCTCACTCGAGCTAGAAATTACTATTTAGAAAGGTCATGAAATGACTAACACAAGAATCATCGCAGAGAACATCAAGTTCCTTATTGCAGATGTTGAATACGCTTGCGCCGCCACTATGGTAGAGCTAACCCTTGGAGATGCTCCAGGAGATGTTCAAACCTTCTGCGAACAGCGTGTAGGCGGAGAGTGGGCATTAGCCCTTGAAGGTATTACCTCAGGTGATGCTACTTCTCTCTATCGCGTTCTTTGGGCTAACTTTGGTACAACCGCTACTTTTGTAATCGCGCCGAACGGAAACGCAGCCCCTTCAACAGAGCAGCCTCACTATTCAGGCGTGGTCAAGTTCAACGAGATTCCTCCGCTAAGCCTAAACTCTAACGAAACTTCAACCTTCTCAGTGACCCTTAGGGTTGTTACTACTCCTAACGATTCAGATGCAGATCAGTACTTTGGGGTATCGGTAGTAACCGCTTAATAATGGCTGTTCAACCGGGCGTAAAAGTCAAAAATCTAAGGGAGATCAACAAAGCCTTAGATGCTATTGGAGTGCCTAAAGACGCTATAAAAGACGCTGGAAAAGAGTCCGGTGAACTTGTAGCTAATGAGGCGCGCGGACTAGTCCCGGTTAGAACAGGCGCTTTGCGTAACAGCATCAGGGTTGGAGCTACAGCTCGCGGCAAGATTACGGTCAAGGCAGGTAACAACAGAAGTTCTAGCTCAGGCGTTCCTTACGCTAATCCTATTCATTGGGGCTGGTTTAAAAGACACATAAGACCGCAGCCATTCTTTGTTAGGGCGCTCGGTTACACTAGAGAAGAAATCTACAAAAACTACTTCGGTCAAATGGAGAAGCTAATCAAAACAGAAACCGCTAAAACAAAACTCTAAGGAAGCACAGATGATGAATTTCGACGAAATGACACTAGGGCAAGTTGAAGAAATAGAGCTGCTAGTAGGTCGCAGCATAGACGAAATCTTTGCAGACGGGCAACCTAAAGGCAGGGCGCTCAGAGTTCTTTACTATGTAGCGATGAAGCAAGATAACCCTAATTACAAATTCGAGGATACTGAGGCAGTTACTCAAAAGGAAGCCTTAGGAATGCTCGGAGCGACAGACCCAAAAGGAAAAAAGTAGCTGAAGATCATGCTAAGAAAATGGCAGAGTTTGTCATAGCTACAGGTGTTAGCCCTAGTGAGTATAGAAAGCTTACAGGGACAGAATACTCAGCCTTTGCAACTGAGGTACATAGGAGAAGAAGCAAATGAGCTTAGTGCTAAATGTAGAGATACTGGGAGAGTACAAAAATCTCGCCAAGGCTACTCAAGGCGCTAGTAATAGCTTCAGCGATCTCGGTAAAAAGGTCGGCAAAATAGGCGCGAACATAGGTAAGACAACAGCCGCTATTGGCATAGCACTAGGTGTAATTGCAGTAACACAAATAAAGAAAGCTATAGACGCAGCGAGCGATCTCGCAGAGGCAACTAACGCGGTAGACGTAACTTTTGGACAAGCGGCAGAAGGGATTTTAGCACTAGGTGAGAATGCGGCAAGGGGGCTAGGACTTTCTAAAACAGAGCTGTTTGGAATTAGCGTCCAGTTTTCTTCTTTTGCTAAAACTATTGCAGGTGATGGCGGCGATGTTGTAGACATAGTAGATAAAATTTCTAGGCGCGGTGCAGACTTTGCCTCGGTTTACAATCTAGATGTAGCAGATGCACTAGCTAAATTCCAGTCAGGACTAGCAGGGCAATCAGAACCGCTAAAGCAATACGGCATAGATGTTTCAGACGTTACGATAAAGGCTTTTGCACTTAAGAACAACATAGGAGATGGCACAGGACAGCTAACCGAGCAGGAGAAAGTATTAGCCCGTTACGGCTCAATTATGGAGCAAACAGAGGCGGTAACTGGTGATTTTGCGAACACAGCAGACGGCTTTGCCAATCAGCAGAGAATACTAACAAAAGAAATAGAGAACACACGCGCAGAAATTGGCGAGAAGTTCTTGCCTATAATGCAGGACTTTCAAGGGTTTATTCTCGAAACAGTTATCCCAGCAGTGCAGGACTTTTGGGCAGCAATCATAGACCCGGCAGGCGAAG